TTGAAGTACCCGAGATATGGCAAGATTTATTAAAGAAACGAGCTAAAGCTATAGCTATGGAATCGGCGCGCGAAAACTTTGTAACTAAGCATTGTAATATTATATATCAAGGCGCAGGGACGGAAACATATATAGACGTTAAAGACGTCCAAGCTTGCAAGGTTAATAATATTGATTGGAGCGGGCGCGTTGTATATTTGGGCTTGGATCTATCCGAGAGTAACGACAATACTAGCGTAGCAATGGCAGGCGTTGACGACGACGAAAACATATTAGCCGAGGTAGTAGCATTTATACCCGAGGGACGCATAGAAGAGAAAAACGCTTTTGAGAAAATAGACTATAAAGAGTTTATAAGAGCTTGCAAGGCTATAGCTTGCGGCGATAAGGTTATAGATTACGCCGTAGTAGAGGACTTTATATTAGAAATAGAAGAACGCTACGGGGTACAAGTGCAGGCTATAGGCTATGATAGATATAACGCACTTAGTACGGCGCAGAAATTGGAGAGAGCGGGCTATAATACTATTGAGATACGACAACATAGTAGCGTATTACACCCGCCTACTAAAAGGCTTAAAGAAAAAATACTAGCGGGCGAGTTTCAATACACTAATAATAAGCTTTTAGAAATAAACTTTCAAAATGCGCGTTGTACTTATGATACTAACAAGAATCTATACGTTAATAAGAAAAAATCTAAAGGTAAAGTAGATATGGTAGTAGCGTTAATAAATGCTATATACTTGTTAGAGCAAGATTACTTTTTAAATCAAATGGATTTTACTATACAAGTATTGTAGAAAAAAAAGGGGAATTTTTAAACGGTAGTATATGCTATTATATGATTGTAGGTAGCATATTATCCCCAAAGCTCATTAAATGTATATACTTCTCCTAAAAGGCGGTTGGTAATTTAATTAAATTACTAGCCGTTTTTTTTGCGTGAAAAAAAAGGGGAATTTTAAGGCTATATTATGTGATATGTTTATGGAGTAGAAAGGGGCTAAGATATGGGCTTTTTTGATAGATTTAAAAAACGTGATAGAGAAGTAGACGCTAACACCGTAGACGACGTACTTTTAAAAGCTATTTTAAACGGTGAGGCTATAAAACGCGAGGACGCCTTAACCTTGCCCGCCGTAAGTGGCGCGGTTGACTTTATAAGCTCAACTATAGCAAGTATGCCCGTTAAGCTTTATAAGTATAAAAAAGGTACAGTAGAAGAGCAGGACCAAGACCCGCGCGTAAAAATGCTTAACGTTGATACGGGCGACACTTTAGACGCTTACCAAATGAAAAAGGCGCTAGTAGAGGATTACTTACTAGGTAAGGGCGGCTATTGTTATATCGAGCGTGAGCGTAACGAGGTTGTAGCGCTTAAGTATATCCCCGACGACTTTATTTGTATATATAGAGATCCTAACCCCTTAGACAAATGGTTTACAATCTTTTGTTATGACGCGGAGTTTCAACCGCACGAATTTATTAAACTATTGAGAAATACAAAAGACGGAGCTAGCGGCGTCGGTTTGTGCGCCGAAGTTTCCAAGGCTTTAGAAACCGCCTACAATATGCTTAAGTATCAATTAATGTTAGTTAAGGGCGGGGGTAATAAAAAGGGCTTTATTAAGTCGCAACGAAAGCTAGGACAAGACGAGATAGACTTATTAAAAGCAGCTTGGCAAAACTTATACGCTAACGACCAAAGTAACGTAGTTGTATTAAATAATGGCTTAGAGTTTCAAGAGGCTAGTAACACGTCGGTAGAAATGCAGCTAAACGAAAGTAAAAAGACGTTGCAAGACGAAATTAACGCTATATTCCATATTACCGACGATTACTACGAAACATTTAAGACCGCTATATATCCAATATTAAAAGCTTTTGAAACGGCGTTAAACCGCGACTTACTCTTAGAGAAAGAAAAAGGGAAATACTATTTTGAATTTGACGTTAAAGAAATAGTACGAGCAAACATTAAAGAACGCTACGAGGCTTATAAGATAGCTAAAGAGATAGGCTTAAAGACAGTTAACGAATTAAGAAGCGACGAGAACTTAAACGCTATAGAGGGCTTAGACGTTGTAGACTTTGGCTTAGGATCTGTATTATACGACGTTAATACACATACGTATTATACGCCAAATACGGGCGACGTTAAAGGCGATACGGCGGAAGTAATGGAAGATAGCGACGGAAATACAAGCGTTAAAGAGGACGTAACAATATAAAGGGGGTTAAAGCATGGCTATAACTTATGACGACAACAGACCATTAAATTATCACGAGTATAAGGGAACGTCGAGCGACACAAAGCCGACTAATTGCGCGGTTAATTCTATATTTTGGGAGCTTGACACCAACGACAAGTATTATTATACGGGTACAACGTGGGAAAAGATAGGGGGATAATTATGAATATTAGAATAACAAAGGATAGCGTAGAGTTAGACGGCTACGTTAATGCGGTAGAACGGCTTAGCAAGCCGCTAAAGGATAGGCTAGGCGAGTTTGTAGAGCGCGTTAAGGTTGGAGCTTTTAAAAGAGCTTTGGAAAGAGCCGACGACGTAAGAATATTATTAAATCACGATTGGAATAGAGATTTAGGCGGACTTAAAGACGGCAACTTAGAGCTATACGAGGACGCTATAGGCTTACACGCAAGAGCTACTATAACCGACAAGGAAGTAGTAGAGCAGGCTAAACGCGGCGAGCTTAGAGGTTGGAGCTTTGGCTTTACTGATAGGGACGTAGAGCAGGGCGAAGAAAACGGCTTAACCGTTAGAAATGTTAAGGACCTAGACTTATACGAGGTATCGCTTATTAACCGCGCACGCGTACCCGCTTACGACGGTACATTAGTAGCGGTTAGATCCGCAGACAATAGCGCTACATTAAATATAAGCGACTATACAGAAAGCGAGATAAAAATAAGGGTTGAAGAAGAGCAACCCGATAATAACGATAATCGCGCGGACGATAATGGCGCGTTTGATTATACACAATACCATAACATCATAGAAGAAATGAAAGGAGAAAATTAAACTATGAATTACAAGGGACTTGTAGAGAAAAAGAACGATCTCATTACACGCGCCGAGGAAATTCTTAAGGACGCAGAAACAAACAAGAGAGAGTTAACAGACGACGAGGCGCAGGAGTTGGCGGAGATCCGCGACGACGTAAGAAAGATTAAAGAGGCGCTTAAGATCCACGACGAAATTAAGGACGAAAAGAAAGAACTTAAGGAAGAGGCAGCCGAGGATATGGCAGAGGCGCAGGCAATGAAAGAGGCAGCTTGTAAGGAAGAGGCAGACCGTAGAGCTTTTGAGGCTTACGTAAGAGGCGTTGTAATGAATGAAAGAGGCGACGCTACTAATATGACTAAGAGCGCTAACGGCGCGGTTATTCCTACTACTATTGCTAATAAAATTATAGCAATGGTATATAATATTTGTCCTATTTTGGAGCGCTCAACTAAGTACAACGTAAAGGGTAAGCTTGTAGTACCTTATTACGACGAAACAAGCAACGCTATTACTGTTTCTTACGCTACAGAGTTTCAAGAGCTTGAATCGCAGGTTGGAGCTTTTGACAAGATCGAGCTTGACGGCTTTTTAGCAGGTGCGCTTACTCTTATTAGTAGATCACTTATTAACAATGCACAGTTTAATATTGTTGATTTTATCGTAGAGCGTATGGCTTATGCGATTAAGAGATTTATAGAGGATCAGTTACTTAACGGCTACGTACCAAGCGGAGCAGCTAGCGGAGTTACGGGCTTGTCTACTCTTACTAACTCACTTACCGCAGCAGCAACAACGGCTATTACCGCCGACGAGGTAGTAAGATTACACGACGCTATTAAAGACGACTTCCAAGCTAACGCTATTTGGATTATGTCGCCTGCTACTCGTACCGCTCTTAGAACATTAAAGAGTACAACGGGTTATTACTTGCTTAATGATGATTTATCAAGCCCATTTGGTAGCACATTATTAGGCAAGCCCGTTTATGTATCGGATAATATGCCCGATATGGCAGCAGGCAAGACCGCAATTTATTACGGTGATATGCGCGGCTTAGCTACTAAGTTTAGCGAGGAAATGTCTATAGAGGTACTTAGAGAGAAGTACGCAACACAACACGCGGTAGGCGTTGTAGGTTGGTTAGAGTTTGACGCTAAGGTAGAGGACGCACAGAAGATCGCCAAGCTTGTTATGGCAGCGTCTTAATAATAGGGGGGCGCAATATGGAGTATAAAGCTAAAGTTAGCTTTAGCGGTGCTATTTCAATGGCAGCGGGAGAGGTTAAAACCATTCCCGACGCCGACGTAGCAAAAGACCTCTTAAAGGCGGGTTATATCGAAGAGATAAAGCCCGCCGATAAGAATAATGCTAAAGTTAGTACAAATAAAACCAATAAAAAGGGAGTTAAGGCATAAGAAAAGGGGGCGACTATATGGGCGCTATAACTAAAGTATCAGACATTACGGCGCAGGATATAGCCGACTACTTAAGGATCGCGGAGCTTTCAGAAAGCGATACTAATTTTATTAACGCAACAATACAAGTAGCTATAGATTATATTTTAAAATATACGGGTATAGCAGACGCGGCAACGCTAGACACTTATAGCGATATGGTAATAGTAGTATTTGTCTTATGTCAAGATATGTATGACAATAGGACCATGTACGTAGATAATAGCAACGTTAACAAGGTAGTAGAGAATATATTAGGCTTACACCAAAGGAACTTATTATAATGGCTAAAAAGAACGATAAGAACGCGGGAAAATATAATAGACGGATAAGCATATATCAAGTTACTAAGGGCAAAGACGCGGCGGGCTTTCCTACTGAAGTCGAAACCTTAGTAATGCAGCCTTACGCCGAGGTAGTAACGACTAAAGGCTATACGCTTATTATGAATATGACGGACTACGAAAAAGCATTAACGCGCTTTACGATCCGTTATCCTGCTAATACCGTTATAACTTACGATATGTATATTAAATACCGAGGTAAGACCTATAGTATAGAGTATATTAACAACGTTAACGAGGCTTACGTAGAGCTAGAGCTACAATGCAAAGAGGTGTTACAAGTTGGCAAGGTTTAATATTGAGTTACCAAACGATATTATTAAGCAATTTGATAGCTTGGATAAGAATACTACTAAAATGTTAGAGGAAATGACAGAGGCAGGCGCTAAAGTCGTACACGAAAACATTAAAGCTAGCGTCCCGCAAAGTTGGTACGCTAGTAATATTATGAAGTGTTTAAAAATGACGCGACCATATAAGACACCAAGCGACGACGGCGTTAATGTTAAAGTAGCTTTTTACGGTTATTTTATAAATGAAAACGGGAGAAAAACTCCCGCGCCGTTAGTTGCTAACGTAACGGAGTACGGACGATCTAATAGCCCGTACCCTAAAAAGCCTTTTATGAGGCGAGCTTTTAATAAGTCTAAAATAGAAAAAGCTATGCAGGCGGTACAAGATAAGTATATACCAAGGGGTTAAGCGTATGTTATTTAATTTTAATCAAGAGATAGAAACAACTTTAAAAAGCTTAGGCGTACCCGTTAGCTTTATGTTTTATGACGGCGACGCAACAACCTACGTAACATATATGCAGCTAGACAAGGACAACGCGCTAGCAGGCGACGACGAGGTATTAGGTTGCGTACAATATTACGATTTCGACGTTTATAGCAAAGGTAATTATTTAAACGTTATAAGTAACTTAATAGATCTTATGCAGGCGGCGGGGTGGACTTATCAACCTAGCCGAGATAGTCCCGACTTATACGAGCGGGACACTAAATACTATCATAAGACAATATGTTTAGCAAAAGAAAGCGAGGTTTTAAACAATGGCTAATATTGGATTAACTAATATTTGGTATAGCCTACTTACAGAGGCGGCAGACGGTACGGCGCTATATAACGGAGCTAAGCAGTTAGGAAAGGCGGTTAGTTGCTCAACATCTATTACTAACAATGAGGCTAAGCTATACGGCGACGATACTTTAGCGGAATCCGACACAAGCTTTAGTAACGGTACTATAACATTAGGAGTAACAGACGACGACGACACCGTATTTAGTGAGTTGTTAGGACATACACTTACGGCAAACGGAGAAGTTATTAAAGCAGCTACAGACGCCGCGCCTTATGTTGGTGTAGGTAGAATCGTTACTAAAATGGTTAACGGCGCTTACAAGTATAAGGTAGAGTTTTTGTACAAAGTTAAATTTAGTGAGCCGTCTAAGGACGAGAACACTAAGGGCGAATCTATAGAATTTGCAACCCCTAGTATTGAGGGTATTATAGCAGCACTTGACGACGCTAACAATACTTGGAATATTTCAAAGACCTTTAATACTAAGAGCGACGCGCTTACTTACCTTAAAAACCTTATGGCGGCTGCGGGTACAACTTACCGTATTACTTATGATCTAATGGGCGGTACGGGATCGGTTGACGACGTAACAGTTAACGCAGGATCTAGCGCCTCATTAGAGGACGGCACTAATATTACACCGCCTAGCGGTAAAGAGTTTAGCGGTTGGGCTACTAATGCAGCAGCAACAACGCCAAACGTAACAAGCCCTTATACACCAAGCGGCGACGTTACACTTTACGCGGTATATGTTAACGAGGCGTAATTAATAATAAGCAATTTAGGGCGGGAGCTTTCCGCCCTTTTTGCGAATAAATAGAAAAGAGGTTTATAGCTATGAAAAATGAAAAAGCAAATATAACATATAAGGGCGTTGAGTATGATTTAATATTTAACCTTAACGTTATGGAAGATATACAAGAGGAATACGGGAGCGTAGAGGCTTGGGGAGATCTTACAGAGGCAGAAGAGCCAAACGCAAAAGCCATTAAATACGGCTTAACGGCTATGCTTAACGAGGGCATAGACATTTATAACGAAGAACACGAAAAAGACGAGGGCTTTAAAGCTAGAGCTTTTTTAAATACAAAACAAGTAGGGCGTATCATATCCGAAATAGGATTAATAGAGGCAGCTAAGACGCTTAATAAAACGGTTATAGATAGTACAAAATCAGACGAAAAAAACTAATAATCCATGACGAGGTTACAGATCCTACAATTAACTTTGCATGGTTTAGATTTATAGGCAGGACCAAACTAAAATTAACTAATCACGAAGTAGGACGCCTTACGCTGCGGGAATTTAAAGCGGAGTATCAATTATATAAAGACGATTTCGACTTAGAGTTATTGCTTAAGTTGTCTAGGACAACATACGAGCAAGCTAAGAAAAAGGCGCAGCAGGCGGAAGAGTGGTTTTAAGGGGGTGTAAATATGGCGGGCTTTGGCGGTAGTGTCAAGCTAACGGGTGAGAGTGAGTATAAAAAGGCATTACAAAATATAAGGACTAGCTTAAAAGAAGTTAGTAGCGAAATGAAGTTAGTTAGCGCTCAATTTCAAAGTAGCGATAAGGACACCGCCGCGCTTGCTAATAGGAGTAGCGAGCTTGCTAAAAAGTTATCTACTCAAAAGCAGGCTATTGCAGATCTTAAAGCAAGTTATAACCAAATGGCGCAGGAATACGACGCGCAGACTAAGAAAACGGCGGAACTACAAAAGAGTTATGACGCCGAAAAAGCTAAACTAGATCAGATTAAAGCTACTTTAGGTACGTCGTCCCAAGCTTACCAAGACCAAGCTAAAGTAGTAGACGCATTAGAGCAGGAACTTAACCAAAGCACTACGGCGCAGGAGAGCATGGCTAAGAGCTTAACTAATATGCGTACACAAATTAATAACGCCGAAACAAGCGTTATTAAGACCGAGAATAGCTTAGAGGCTATGAACAAAGCGTTAACAGATACAGACGACGACGCGCAAGAGGCAGGCGAGGGGCTAGACGATCTAGGCAACAAGGCAGAGGACGCGGGCGGCAAGTTTGAGGGCTTAAAGTCAGTAGCAAGCGGAGCGCTTAAAGCGGTAGGCGCGGCTTTAGCTGCTGCGGCTGCGGGAGCGGTAGCTATTGGCAAAGCTGCTATAGATAACTACGCAGACTATGAGCAATTAGTAGGCGGCGTAGATACCCTATTTAAAGAGGGTAGCGCAAAAGTACAAGAGTACGCTAATAATGCTTATAAAACGGCAGGAATGAGCGCTAACCAATACATGGAAACCGTAACGGGCTTTAGTGCGTCGCTTATATCATCACTAGGCGGCGACGGCAAGAAAGCGGCAGACGCGGCAAACCAAGCTATTACGGATATGTCGGACAACGCTAACAAAATGGGTACGGATATAGAAAGCCTACAAAATGCTTACCAAGGCTTTGCTAAGCAAAATTATACTATGTTAGATAACCTTAAGTTAGGTTACGGCGGAACTAAAGAAGAAATGCAACGACTACTAGACGACGCTAGCAAGTTAAGCGGCGTAAAGTATGATATGTCTAATCTTAATGACGTATACGAGGCTATTCACGTAGTACAAACCGAAATGGGTATAACGGGTACGACGGCAAAAGAGGCAGGAGAAACAATTAGCGGATCTATGGCTATGGCTAGCTCGGCTTGGCAAAACTTATTAACGGGAATTGCGGACGAAAACGCCGACTTTAGTAGCTTAATAGGCAACTTTGTAGATAGTATATTAACCGTAGCTAAAAACCTTATACCAAGAATTAAGGAAGTAATAAACGGTATAGGTAAGTTAGTAGACGAGCTAGTAACTAAAGAGTTACCGAGCTTATTAAAAGAGATCCCGCCGCTTATTAATGACTTATTACCGATATTGCTACAAGCGGTAACGGGTATTATAAGCAGCATAGCGGCAACTTTACCCGAATTAGTTAAAATAGTTGTTGATATAATACCGCAATTAATAACGGCTATAACTACCTTATTGCCTCAATTAATAACGGTTGGTATAGAGATAGTTAACAACATATTAACGGGGCTTAGTCAAATGATACCGCAGATAGTAACGGCGGTAGTTGATCTAATACCTCAACTTGTAGACGCTTTAGTAAGTGGCTTACCGCTATTAATCCAAGGCGCGGTACAATTATTTTTAGGAATAGTACAAGCAATACCAATTTTAATTAATAAGCTAGTACCTCAATTACCAAAAATTATAAAATCAATAGTAACAGTATTAACAAGCAGCACTAACGAAATAGTTAAAGGTGCTATAGCGTTATTACAAGGAATTATAGACGCTATACCGCTTATTATTAAGGCGTTAGTACCTCAAATACCAAGTATTGTTATAGCAATCGTACAAGGGCTTAAAGATATGTCCTCGACATTGCTAAAAGGCGCTTTAGATCTATTTATGGCGCTTGTAAAAGGCTTAGGACAAGTAGCCGTACAATTATTAGGAATGTTACCGAGTATTATACAAGGCTTTGTAGACGGCTTAGTAACGCCTCTTAAGACTAAATTTAATGATCTATGGAATAGTATAAAAAATATATATAACGGTATGCCCGCTTGGTTTAAAGATATATTTTCTACGGCGTGGAAAAATATAAAAGAAGTCTTTAGCGGTTGGGCTGCGTTTTTTAAAGGCTTGTGGAATAAGATTAAAGATACTTTTAGCTCTTTAGGTACATCTATAGCAAATGCCATAAGCGGAGCGGTAAAAAGTGGAATCAATAAAGTTATTTCATTAATCCAAAATACTATTAATAATGCTATAGGGTTGATTAATGGCGCTATAGGATTAATTAATAAATTACCAGGGGTTAGCGTCGGTAAAATATCTACTCTTAGCTTACCTAGACTTGCTAAAGGTGGTATAGTTGATAGTCCAACGCTTGCAGAAATCGGAGAAAACGGACGAGAGGCTATTATACCGCTAGAAAATAATAAAGGTTGGATTAGAGAACTTGCGGCGGAGCTTAAAAGTATTATGGTAGTACCTTTAACCGAATTTGCCAAAGAATCTAATACAAATAATATAACTTATAATATGTATACCGAGCTTGTAAGCGCATTTAAAGACGCGCTTAGCCAAATGAAAGTAGAACTAGACGACGAAGAGCTAGGCAGCTTTGTAGAAAAAACAGTAGCGGACGCTATTTACACGTAAGGGGGGTTAAATAATGGCTTTACCATACATCATACTAAATGGCGTATCGTCTAAGAATATAACGGGCTTACTTATTCAGAGCTTACCGCCGATAAGTAAGCCTAAAATAAGGACAAGCGTAGAAGAGATAGACGGACGCGACGGCGACATAGTAACAACGCTAGGCTATGCAGCTTACGACAAGCCTATAAGCATAGGATTAAAAGGCGATTATAACGTAGACGACGTTATAGATTTTTTTAACGGTAGCGGTCAAGTTATTTTTAGCAATGAGTTAGACAAATATTATAACTTTGCTATATACGATACTATAGATTTTAACCGCTTAATAAGATTTAGAACGGCTACTTTAAATATGCACGTACAACCCTTTAAGTATTCAGTATACGAGCCGCCTATAAAGTGGACTAATACAAATGGCACAACAATAGCTAATATATCCGTAAGAAATACGGGTAATATATATAGCAAGCCTATATTAACAATAACGGGTAAAGGTACAGTTAATATATACTTGAATAATACGCAGATCTTAGAGCTAGCGTTATCGGCAGCAGGTGAAACAATTATACTAGACGTTGAGGGTATGAACGCAACCGACACCGACGGCAATTACTTAAATAGACAAGTAACGGGCGATTATGACAACCTTATATTAGCGGTTGGACTTAATAACTTAAGGGTAACGGGTACAATAACAAGCATTACTATAGATAAATATAGTAGGTGGATATAAGGGGGTTAAAAATGGTTAATAAACAAGATTATTTAAATGCCATAAACCAGAATATAGAAATGGTTAGAGGCGACACTTTAGCTTTTAATTTTCAGTTGCAGGGCTTAAGCGGCGTAGATCCCGATACAATAATATTTAGTTGCGCGGAAAATTACGGCGATACGCCTATATTTACCGCATACCTAACCAACGGTATAGCTAAAGTAGATTACGACGTAGTTAAAGACGTAGCAACTTATAGCGTAAGAATAGCGCCACAAAATACCGCTAATTTAGACGTTAACCGCTATTATTATGATATGCAAATAACTATTAATGACGACGTAATAACGCTTATGAGGGGTAGGCTAGCGCTACTAAATGAGGTTACAAGATAGAAAGGGGTATAACATGAAAGATATTATTTTTAAAACGTCTTTAATAGCAGGCGTAAAAGGCGAGCGCGGCGACGCAGGCGAAAGCGAAACTATACCAAGTAACGGTATTATAGCTTATGACGGTGACGACGTACCCGAGGGCTACGAAGAGACTACAACGCCCGAAGTATTAAACGAGTTATTAGACGGGTGGAGCGCTTTAACGGGGCAAGTATCAGAAAATACGCAGGATATAGCAACGCAAACGGCTAGAATAGATAATATAATAGCTTTACCCGAGGGCAGCACTACGGGCGACGCCGAGCTTATGGATATAAGAGTAGGAGCTAACGGCGTAACATACGAAAGCGCAGGCGACGCGGTAAGAGAACAAGTAAGTAAATTAAAAACTTTAATAAATGTAGAAGAGATAAATTTAAGTAACTTGTGGAATAATGGTCATCTTATTTATAGGGACGGAACTATTTACTCAAATAGTGACTTTGCATACTCCAACCCTATTTTAGTAGAAAAAGGTTGTATTATCAATTTCCAAGGTAGGGGCTACTCTAATAATGTAGCTATGATTTCTACTTGCGAAAGCGACGGTACAAATATTGTACCGCGTGTAATTTCAGAGGATAGTAACCAACATGTATTTACATACTTAGCGCAAGAGGACACTTATATTATAGTATGCTCTAATGTTTTATATAATGTCGAAATAGAGCTTATAATAGACGGTACAAAGTCTAACAATGCTTTGGATAGTAGAGTAAGCATTTTAGAGGAAAACCAAGACGTAGAAGAGATAGATTTAAGTAATTTGTGGAATAATGGCTATTTTATTACTAAAACGGGAGAAACCGCGGCAAATAGCGACTTTGCGTATTCTGACCCTATTTTAGTAGAAAAAAATAGCCTTATCAATTTCCAAGGTAGGGGCTACTCTAATAATGTAGCTATGATTTCTACTTGCGAAAGCGACGGTACAAATATTGTACCGCGTGTAATTTCAGAGGATAGTAACCAACATGTATTTACATACTTAGCGCAAGAGGACACTTATATTATAGTATGCTCTAATGTTTATAACGTCGAAAGAAAGCTTATAATAGACGGGGCAAAGTCTAACAACGCTTTGGATAGTAGAGTAAGTGCGTTAGAAATTTCAGAAAATAACCCTTTATTACAAAACCAAACCGTAAATAACTTGGTAGGTATTTTTCATAAAATAGGCGTAATAGGTGATAGTTTGGCGGACGGCGTTTTTAACTGTTCAGACGGTTTTATAGCTAACCGTGATTACTCATGGATACAATGTATAGCTAGAATAATGGGAATACAAGGACTAAACTTTACCGAGGGCGGACTAACAACTAGGACGGCTTTAAGTACTTTTGTAAACCCCGCGTCTTTTGCTGCTAATTTATGCGATTGTTATATTATTGGTTTAGGCGTCAATGATAGATATTATTATTCTATAGGGGATAGTGCAGGCGTAGAGCTAGGAACTCCAAACGATATAAACTTAGCAGATAGAACGCAAAACAGAGATACATATTACGGAAATTACGCTAGTATAATATCGAGAATAAAAGAAGTACAACCAAAGGCGCGTATTTTCTGTATTACAAACCCTACGAACGAAAGCGAAACACAAGGGTATAATACGGCTGTTAGGTATATGAGCGAAATATTCGATAATGTTTATATTATGGACTTTTACGCGTATGCTATGAATGAATACGAGGGGCTTAAAGACCCTAATTCGCCTTATTGGTATAATTCACACGGAACGGCTTTAGGTTATTATAAGTCTGCATGGCATATACTTTCGTATATGGATTATATAATTAAAAATAATATGTTAGATTTTAAAGACGTACAATTTATAGGTACGGACAAACATTTTTAAAAAGAAAGGGGTTTAAAAATGAAGTGGTTAAAAAAAGTAGCTGCTACACCTTTAACAAGTATAGCTAGAGTAGTAGACAGTTTGCAAAATCAAACTAACGACAGAACTAACGCGCCAAGTATAAGAGCGGTAAACGAGGCAATTAATAAGAATTGGCTTACTATTTACCCTATAGGATCTATCTATATGTGTGTTAATGATATTAACCCGTCGGAAGTTTTCGGCGGTACTTGGGTACAAATTAAGGATAGATTTTTATTAGCTGCGGGAGATACTTATAATAACGGAGCAACGGGCGGAAGTGCAACACATACGCCAAGCGGTACGGTAGGCGGACATGTGCTTACGATTAATGAAATACCAAGCCATACGCACGGTTACGGCGGTTCTAATAACTTCTACGAGGCGGCGCTAGCATCATCACCGACGGGCTATTATGCGGGAAATTCAGAGTTAGACTTAAACACAGATAATAGCGGCGGTGGACAAGCTCATAGCCATACATTTACGGGAACATCACAAGACACAATGCCGCCATATTTAGCGGTTAAAGTATGGAAGAGAACGGCGTAGGGGGGATTTTATGCAAATGACACCGACAATAGTAAGCGTATTATCAACATTAACAGTAGCGTTAATAGGGCTTGTAGGTACAATCATAACAACAAAAACTAATAGCGATAAGATACAAGCGGAGTTAGACAAGCATAACGCCGTACAAGACACCAAGCTAGAAGAGCTAACCCGAGAAGTAAGACAACATAACGATTTTGCTATAAAAATACCCGTTATAGAGCAACGCATAACGGCGTTAGAAAAGAACGTATTTAACAATAAAAGGGGGCGCTATAAATGATAAAGGCATTTAACGCAACCGATAAAAATTACGCAAGTAACGGCGACGCGGTTATATTAGCTACTAAAGCGCGCGTTAAAAATTCAGATAACGGCGACTATTACTTAGAGTTAACTTGCGGATCGGAGTATAGCGAGTATATACAAGCTAATAATATTTTAGTAGTACCGACACCGCAAGGCGAGCAAGCTTTTAGAATCCGTACCGTTACAAAGAAAAATAAAAAGCTAGAGGCTAAAGCTTGGCACGTTTACTATGATAGCTTAAATTATGTTATAGCGGATAGTTACGCCGTTAACATGACTTGTAACGAGGCTTTGCAGCATTTTAACGCGGCAACCGATACGACAAGCCCTTTTACTATGTCAAGTAATATAACGTCTATTAACTCTTATAGGTGCGTTAGAACTTCCTTAGCGGGTTGTATAGACACTATAATAGACCGTTGGGGCGGGCATTTAGTACGCGATAACTTTAATATTAGCATAATGGGCGATATAGGCGTAGATAACGGCATAACTATACAGTATAAAAAGAATTTGCAGGAGTTAACCGCCTCTTATGATTGGAGCGGCGTAGTAACTAAGCTATTACCCGTAGGTAAGGACGGTATATTATTAGACGAGCTATACATATATAGCGATATTCAATACGATATACCATATACTAAGGTTGTAAGCTTTAGCCAAGATAATATTAACGAGGACGACTACAAAGACGCCGAGGGCAACTTAAACGAAGAGGCTTACAAAGAGGCGTTAAAGGCAGATCTAGCAGCGCAGGGGCAACAATACGTTAATTTATATTGTTTGCCTATAATCAACTATACATTAAAGGGCAATCCCGAAAAAGTTACAGATATAGGCGATATTATTCAAGTAAAAGACGAGCGTATAGGCGTTAACGTTACTACAGAGGTTATAGCGTATGAGTACGACGCGATACAAAAGAAATATGTTAGCTTGGAGTTTGGTAACTTTACTAATACTCTAAGCGATCTTATAAGCAATATTGGCGCTAGTACCTCTAATAAAGTAGATAACGCCATAGTTACGTTAACGTCGGAGCTTTCCGCAGCATTAGCCGAGGCACAAGATAAAATATGGAACGCCCTAGGATCTTCTTATGTAATTTATGAGGGCGATAAAATATTAGTAGTTGATAAATTACCGTCTAGTAGCGCTAGAAATGTTATTAGAATCAATAGCGCGGGTATTGCCTTTAGTAGTACGGGTATTAACGGTACTTTTACGACCGCATGGACTATAGACGGCACATTTAACGCGCAGGCTATCAACGTTATTAATTTTACCGCCGACTTAATTAGAGGCGGTACGCTTAAGCTAGGATCTACGCTTAATCAAAGCGGAAAGCTAGAAGTATACGACGAGGCTAATACTTTAATATGCACGATAGATAAAAACGGGCTTATTATGTATGCCTCTAATGGTAGCTATGTAGTCCTTAACCAAGATGTAGGCTTAGTAGGCTACGACGGCGCGGGAGATCCTATTTATTGGGTTACTAACGATAGCTTTAATATGAGTAAAGCCGTAGTAGAGCAGGAAATAACGCTTTGTAATAAAGTGCGTTTCTTGCCTATGCAGATAACCGAGGGCGGCGTAGTTGTTAACGACGGTATAGGGCTAGTAAGCTATTACGAGGAATAGGGGGGATATTATGGCGACAAGCGGCAGCGTATCAACAAACGGCTACCAAGGGCGCTACGTTACTTTTTATTGGAACTTAACAAGCCAAAGTATAAAAGCCAATACCTCTACTATTAGTTGGAGATTAGAGGGCGACGGAAACGCGCAAAGCTCACGCTATAAAGCGGGCAACTTTAAAGTAACTATAGACGGTACAACCGTATATAGTACGTCGCAGGACGATAGAATATGGTTATATGACGGCACAGTAGTAGCAAGCGGCAATTATACATTTAATCATAACTCACAAGGGCAAAAGAGCTTTACCGTAACAATACAAGCGGGTATTTATACATACGCCGTAAATTGTACGGGTAGCGGTAGCTTTACTTTACCAACTATTAGCCGTATATCAACTATTACGGCGGTTAACGGAGCTAATACAAGCGACGTATTAAGCGTTAATTATACCGAGTACGTTAATAGCTATACTAATCATTTAATTATAGCAATTAATGAAAATAGAATACAAACTATTAATAATTATGAAAGCGGGGCGTCATTTACATTAGACGATAGCGCCTTAAATGCTATTTATGCAGCCGTAACAACGGCTAAGACCGTTACGCTTAATTTTAGGTTGCAAACATACGACGGCGCTACGCTATTAGGTACTAGCGATATAGTAAATAAGACTTTTACTATTAACGATAGTAACCCGACAATAGGTACTATAAGCTATAGGGACAGTAACAACACAACCGCAGGCATAACGCTAAATAATCAATACATTATACGTAATAAATCTATACTTGAAGTCACCGTTAATAGCTTAAAAGCGCTTAATAGTGCTACATTGTCAAGCTTAACAGTAGCAGGCGGCGGAGTAACGCAGACGCGCAGCTTAAGCGGTACGTCAGATAATAGCGAAGTAATAACGCTAGGCACAATTAACCAAAGTAGTAATTTTACGCTTACCGTAACTTTAACAGATAGCCGAGGATATACCGCAACTAAAACTATTACGGTTTTGGTTTATGATTGGAGCTTACCAACGGCGACTATAACGGCGCAACGTGTAGACAATTATTACACGACTACCAACGTAATGGCTAGCGCTGCTTATGCAAGCTTAGGCGGACATAATACCATTACTATAACGGCGCAATATAAAAAGACAAGCGAAAGCACTTACGGGGCAAGCGTAACACTTACCGACGGAGTAACAACCGCTTTAAGTTTAGATAATAATTACGAATGGAATCTAAAAATAACAGTAGCCGACGCTTTAGGATCAACTATATATAATTTAATAATAGGGCGTGGCTTGCCTATTTGGTTTGTAGATAGATTATTAAATAGCGTTGGTATAAATTGCTTTCCGTTGCAAAATGATAGCTTAGAGGTTAACGGGTTACGCTTAGACGATAAAATATTAATAGGATCTCAAAGCATATACGACTACTACGAAACAAGCGCACAAGGCGAGGTAGCATTAATAACGGCTTACGATTACCAATTAATAGAGAATCTATTTAACGCCGTAGATATACCCGAAAATTACGAAAAAGCTTATCGTCTTACATTCCAATATACAACCGCTAATAATAATATAGTCGTTGTTAGACTTAATAATATTAGCTCTAATAATTGTAATACGTGGAGTAGCGACAAGTTTAGACGTATAGGCGGTACAAGGATATTTAAGCAATCCGAGCTAACACTAGAAACCGCTAGCGGATATAGTAGAAACGGCTTAAACTTATACGCAAGTAACGGCGGGGCTTATGCTGCTAAGATATGGAATATAACAATTAGCGGCTACTTGGTTAATAAAGATACTAACTTAGCCGTATCAACTTATAATATACCCGACGTAGAACCCGAGGACAACACGCCTACAAGCCCGTAGAGGCGTTTAAAATGAATATACGTATAAATTGCCACGTAAGGCAATTAAAAAGCCCTTAGACGAGCTTAGCGCCGCCTAGGGGCTTTAATCATTTATGATATGTAAAAGTTACGCTATAATATTTAGCATAATTTCTTAATAACTTTTTTATAGTGCCTTGTACGTTATCGCAATTATTAAGAAATTCTATTATATCCGCGTCCGTTTCCTTATTGAGCTTTAAATAGATCCCTTTAGTGTGGGTTTTGTCATACTTAGCGCTAGCCCTGCGCCTTGCCTCTTTAGTAGCCATATTAAGCAACCCCCTTATATTCCCGTCCGTAATGATCAGTTAAGTAAATACGGGCTATAGTCCAAATATTAGGATTAATTAGCTTTAATTCTCTATCCACGTTAGCAGGATCACAATAAATAGTACGATCAAGTATGTTAGTATCTTTTTCGTTAATCTCAATAGCTATACGCATTTGGGTAGCTTTACCGTTAATATTGTATACCATAATAAACCACCTTTCCGCCCGTCCTGCCGATAGCGCAGCTAGTAATTAAAAGTCGTTAACGTCGTAAGTTACTTTATAGGTTCCTTTGTCTATGCGGTCGTATCTGCTCCACCTTGCTATAATGTAGTGGTCTCCGCAATCCCTACACATACCGTAAGCGGTAAATCTACCTTTCATTACTACGTAAGTCGTAGACCTTTCTAACCCTTGGTCGTCTACAGTTTCTTTAAGAGTTTGACCCGTACAAGTAAAGCCTTTGTTAACTCTTTCAAAGTAACCTTTTTCGTTATCGGGTAAAATACCTTTTGTATATTCTCTTGTCATAGCTAGCGCCCCTTTCTTAGTGTGTATGTTAGCTTGTTATGCCTATAAGTATATACTTATATTTTAGAATTGTATATTGACGAAATGCACAAAGATTTTTAATTTAGTTGTTTAGATTTACTAATAAGAAAGTATATCGACTATGCCAAGTAGCATATTTAGCAAGTACTTAAACGTCTCATGTACTAAAGTAGATAGCCTTAGACAAGGCAACGAGTTAGCGTCTTGACATAGTCAACCCTTGCGAAAGGGCTAAAAAAGCCCAAGAGTTGAAAGATAAGTAGAAGATAGCCCCAGTGTAAGTATAACTTCTGCCCCGCGATTAAATCGTAACAAGTATAGCGCGTCGTTATCCCTGCGCACTTGTTACCCCTATAAAGATAACCAAGCCGACCCGTCCCGTTTTTGGTATAGTGCCGTCACGACCCCACTATTAACGGGAGAATAAGCCATAACCGCAAAACTTACCTACCGAGCTGCCACCCGTCTAATCACTTACGGGGCTTTACTTTCTCGCTTTGGCGTGCCACACCTAACCGTTAAAATTTGATACGTCGCACGGTAGCTTACACGACGAAAATAATAAGTGTAATGATTGTTACACTTATTCAGTTGTCTAACAATGATTACACTATACCACAAATAAGACCACCGTAACAATGGTAAATTATAACAATAGCTTTATATCTAAGTCTATATATTCTTGTAAGCGTGTATATTCAATGCGTTTAATTATTAATTTTAATAATAAATTTTTTTCTTTAGTGTCTACGCTGCTATACTTTTGTAATACTTTTTCTAATATAGGGATAGCTTTATAAGCTTTTTCGTCGTCCTCTATAGGTTTATTTTTTAGATCCTCTATACTTTCCTTTAGTGCTTTTATATCAGTTTCCAAAACATTAACGCGACGCGTAAATAATTCTTTAGTATATATGCCGCTCTCTAACATTTCGCAAGCGCGCTCTATCATTTCTAATTTTTTATTAAGCTCTATAGTTAATATTTCTATTTCTTTTTCTATATTAGACCTTTGCTTTTTTATTTCTTGGGCGTAATTATCAACAAAATAATTAAAGTCTTTAAGCTCTTTTTTTAACCCGTCTAATATATAGCGCTCTAAGTCCTCTAGTTTAACGGAGCGCGTAGGACATTTAAGCGTAGGGCATTTTATATATTCAAAATTAAGCCCGTTAACCGTCCTTAGCATGGCGCGCCCACATTCAGAGCAGAAAATAAGCCCCGCTAAAGGGTTAGATAGCTTACGCTTGTTAGTTACTTTTGGAGTTTTAGCTAGTTTATCTTGTACTTGCATAAATACAAGATTATCAATAATAGGGGCGTGCTTACCCTCTACGTAAGTATCGCGCTTGTTAACATTTAATAGCCCTATATATACTTTATTTCTTAATACATTTCTAATAGTTTGTTGCGTCCATTTAGCGGAGCGGTGCGGCTTTATGCCGTTATCGTTTAAATAGTTAGCAATGGCGGCAACGTTAACGCCGTCTAAGTATTTATTAAATATTAATTTTACTATTTCCGCGTCTTTATTAGGCGTTAATATAAAGCCTTTATCGCCTTTTATTTTATCGAATCCAAAAGGCAGGACCGAGCCTATATAATAGCCCTCGTTTTGTGCTTGCATACGTCCACGTTGTAAGCGTCGGTTAATTATTTTATATTCACGCCTAGACATAAATAAAGCGAACTCGAAAAACTCTTCGTCTATTTCGTCTTTGCTAAGATCATATATTTTATTAAGCGTATATATTTTAGTATTAGACGCTTTAAAAACCTCTAATATTTCGCATTGATCTATTTGATTACCACGACTTAAACGCTCTAATTCTACACAAGCTACGGCGTCGTATTTATTGCTTGCTACGTCGTTTAGTAGCTTTTGCATTTCGGGGCGGTTAGCGATATTTTCGCCGCTAACCACCTCTTTATATATAGCTACTATGCTTAAGTTATTTTTAGCGCAATAATCAGTTAACATTTTTTCGTGTCTTGCTAAAGTTTCCTCTTTATTTTCCGTTAAGTCCTCGCGTGACTTTCTTAAATATAAAGCCGTCTTAACTACCATTATTTTAACCTACTTTCTTTTAGCATTTTACCAAAGTTAGCTATTAACTCTAATTCCTGCTTAGTATACTCGTATTCCGTAAAATGTAACGAAGTAAAGCTAGTACCGTTTATAAGTACCTCTAACGATACGTTAAAGTAATTAGATATAGAGCTAAGCACTTTTAAATTAACTTTTTCCGCCCCGCGAGCGTACCAAGAGTTAATAGTACTTGGTGCTACGTTAATAGCCCGCGCTAGATCCGCGCGTTTCATATTATTACTTTTTAGTAATAAATCTAAATTTGTTAAAAAATCCACCTTATAAACCTCTTCCATAAATCCATATTTTTAACTTGTAGCACAAAATATATTTATGCTTATTTTAATTTTGAACGATCAAAATATAATTTTGAACGAACATATTTAATTTGATTATAACGAAAACGCGCTATAATTGCACTAAAAAATAAGTAAAACTATACAAATTACACTATAAATATACAATTGTAAATTAACACTTGACAACGCAAACGAGTAGTATTACTATTAGCGGTATAAGGATAAAACGTAATTACGTTTAATCTTAAGTGCGTGGCGACGCAAATAAAACAACCGACGCTAACGCAAAACGCAAAAGAAAGGGGGCGAAAAAATGAAACAAAAGATTTTAGCATACCCTAATATATACGCCGAGTTAGCGCGCAACGGGTTAACGGTAGCTATGCTAGCCGACTATATGGGAATAAGCAGACAAAACCTTTATAACAAACTTAGAGGGCGTACCGCGATAAATGAAAGGGATATGCGACAAATACAAGATTTTATAAAAGCGAAAGGGGGCGGCGCTTTTACTCTTGATTATCTATTTTCTAATGGAGAATAAAATAACAATACATAGGAGCAAACCAACCGCCGCCGTATTGACTAATCTATACGACTACATTAATAAAACATTTCACGACACAGATCTATATTACACCAAGGAAGAATTAGAGAAACTAAAAAACAATGACAACTACATATTTTTAGAAAGGGGCTAATAATGGGAATTATTGAGAACTTAGACGCTAAAGAGTGGTTAGAGCTTAACGCAAAGTTGCAGGCTAAAAAGAACGCTTTAAGAAAGGCATTGAAAAAAAAGGGAGTGCTTAAAAAAGGCGGGGTTAATGACTACGATCATTATAGTTATTTTAGTGAGGCGCAATACAAAGAACTTTTTACAGAACTATTAACCGACGCAGGATTAGAGCTTAGCTTTAGCGAGATAGAATACTTAACATTTACGGGTAGCGAAAAGCAGGCTAACGGACGTATGCCGAGGCTTAACTTTATTCTTACCGATATAGCAACGGGATTTTATGAAGTAACAACTATAACGGGTGAGGGTATAGACAAGGGCGACAAGGCAGGATATAAGGCTTATACGGGCGCGCTTAAGTATTATTTAGCTAATACATTCATGGTAGCAACGGGCGACGATCCCGAGAAAGATAGCCCAAGCCATACAATGAACGATAAGCAGGAGAAAAAAGCAACCGCCAAGCAAATAGAGTTATTAAGAAAGATAGCGGAAGAGCAGGGCAAAAAATTAGACGAAAACGCCGTAAAAGATTGGACCATGAAACGAGCAAGCGATTATATAAGCAAATACAAGGGGGCTAAGTAATGGATAATTTAATAACGATTAATAACGACGTAGCAATATTAGACGGAGCAGCAGCTAACAAAATAGCAGAATTTGAGCGCCAAGTAAAAGAGATTAAAGCAAAAGAGGACGAGCTTAAGCAAGCTATACTTGCAGAAATGGAAAGCAAAAACATTATAAAGCTTGATACCGACGACTTAACAATATCTTATGTAGCGCCGACAACAAGGGAAACGCTAGACAGTAAAACATTAAAAGAAGAGTTACCCGACATATACGACACTTATATTAAAATATCGCCCGTTAAGGCGTCCGTAAGAATTAAGCTAAAATAGGGGGCTTATTATGGATAGTTGGAATATAAACGGCTATACGTTGGAATACGACGACGAGAGCCACACTTATATAGTAGACGGCGTTATAGTCCCAAGCGTTACGCAGATCCTAGCCGTTAAATTTGGCAATAAGTACGCAGGAATTAACAAGGACACGTTAGAACGTGCAGCAGAACGCGGGACGGCTATACATGAGGCTATAGAAAGTTATTGTAAAACGGGGATAGAGAAAGCATTAAGAGAGGTACATAACTTTAGATTTTTACAAAAGCATTACGGCTTTAATGTCCTAGAAAATGAAACGCCAATAATAATTATAGATAAAGGTATACCAAAAGCAGCGGGACGGCTTGACTTAGTTTTAGACATCAAGGGCGAAACGGCAATAGCAGACATTAAGACAACCGCGACACTTGATAAAGAGTATTTAGCATATCAATTAAATCTATATCGCATAGGGTATATGCAAAGTTATTGCATTGATATAAGCAAATTATACGGCGTACATCTTAAGGACGATAAAAGGAAATTAGTAAACATACCTATTAACGCTAATATAGCTTGGGACATTATAGACCAATACGAAAGGGGTAGAGCATGAATAAAGTTATATTAATAGGACGATTAACAAAAAATCCCGACGTTAGATACGCTAACGATAAAGCGGTAGCGCGTTTTAATTTGGCGGTAGATAGACGATATAAGCAGGACGGCGGACAAGCTGCGGACTTTCCGAGTTGCGTAGCTTTTGGTAAAACGGCGGAGTTTATAGAGAAATACATAAAGCAAGGCGTAAAGATAGCTTTAGAGGGACGCATAGCGACGGGATCTTACGAAAAAGACGGCGTTAAACATTATACAACCGACGTAATAGCCGATAGCGTAGAGTTTGCCGAGAGCAAGAGAGCGCAGGAAACACCGCCGCCAAGTAATGACGGGTTTATGGAGATACCCGAGGGCGTAGAGGATCGATTACCATTTGAATAATAAGGGGGGTTAAATATGGAAAACATAGACGAGTTAATAGCGGACGCAAGAGCCGAGGAAGAAGTAGCAAAAGAGCAGGCTATAGAAAGTAGCGAGAATAAATTTAGAGAAGAGCTTAAAACTTGTTTAATAGACGCTTTTAAAGATAACGCTAAATTTAGTAAAGATAATAGCGTAACTTTAAGCCTTAACGAGTATTTAATACTTAGATTTAAAGAGCGCGACTTAGAAACAATTACAAGCGCTATTATAAGTAACTTAGCGTTAGGATATGACGGCGAAAGCTTAAGACTAAATATTAAAAACGACGTGGTAGACGTTATGAAAGTGTTATATCCCGATATGTACGAGGCTATATTAGAGGACTTGCAGCAGAAAGAGGGCGAGTAATTGGACTTATACGAAGAAATACAAAAGTTAATGTATGAGTTAACCGCCTCAATAAGCAAATTAAGAAAGAACGGCGCAAAGCTAGCCGAGGCGGAAAGAGATTATAAGCTAACGCTAAGACAAGAGGCGTTAAGATTAAGGGCGGGCGATATGCCCGTAACCTTAATAAATAACATAATATACGGAGTACCCGAGGTAGCGGCTAAACGCTTTAAAAGGGACGTAGAGCAAGCTAACTACGACGCTAATAAAGAGCATATTAACATAACTAAGCTTAAGTTAAGAATCTTAGAGGCGCAACTAGCGAGAGAATGGGGACAAGCAGGCAAGGGGGATATATGAAAAAATCCATATTACAACGTAACAAAGCTTGTTATATATGCGGTACTACTCTTAATTTACACTTACACCATATTTTTTACGGAACTTCTAACCGAAAAATAAGCGACGCCGACGGGTGTGTAATATATCTTTGTTTTAATCATCATACGGGAGCGCAGGGCGTACACTTTAACCGCATGTTAGACCTAACAATAAAAGCTAAATGTCAAATAGAATGGCAAAAGCACTATAACAAGACAACCGAGGATTTTATAGCCCGTTACGGGCGTAGTTACCTATAAAGGGGGTATTATATGAAGTTTAAAACAGTAGAGCAGGAAATAACGCCTATACTTAAATCTAGCGCTAATACAAGGCGCGACGATATGCTTTTATATAGTTGTTACGTATATAGTAAAGGCGCAGAATTGACGCAGGCTTTCGCGTCTATGGATTATAGGCACTTATACGACTTAGCGCCTTACGAAACGGTAAGCAGGGTTAGAAGAAAGTTACAAGAGAAATACGCGGAGTTAAGACCAACGGCGGAGCAGATCGCAGAGAAGAAACGCGCCGAGAAAGAGTACAGACTATACGCAAAGGGGGTTAAAAAATGAATACAAGCGTAATTATAACCGCTATTATATGCGTTACTATAGTTATTTTGACTTGGATCAATAACGGGAGTAACGAAAAATGAAAATATATATTGATTATGATTTTCCGAATTGGAACGAATACATAAAAGCGGAGCGTGGTAGCTTATACCACGCAAACGCTATAAAACAAGCGGAAAAGAATTACATAGCATATACCGTCAAGCAAAAATATAGGGGTAAATATCCCGTAACTTTAACGGTACGCCCTTACTTTAAAAATAAGCGAAAGGATTTAGATAACTTTAGGCTTAAGGGACTTATAGACGGGTTAGTAGCTGCGGGAGTTATTGTTAATGATAATTTAAAATGTATCAACAAAATAATTATAGATCCTATTTTTACGGATAAAGAGGGCGTAGAGGTAGAAATAACAGAAAGCAGGGCTAACGATTGAAATACATTATTTTATTTATTCTAGGTAACTTATTTACGGCTTATGTGTTTATTAAGGACGACATTAAGGAGAAAAAAGACCATGAAGAGTACGTTAAAAAAAATAGCAACAATAATTATAGTGATAATTTTTTTAATACTAATGACTTGCGAGCCTAAAGATCCTAAAGGGGATTTAACGCCGTATATGTCGGATATAGTATATATACCGCAAAGGGTAAGCGCTAAGGGGAAAGCTAAAACAGTAAAAAAGAAAACTTTAAAAGGCTATGAAAGCTTAGGGACATATACTTTAACGGCGTATTGTAATTGCGCCAAGTGCTGCGGATCTTATGCAGGCGGAAAAACGGCAAGCGGCACAACACCAAAAGCAGGGCGCACAATAGCCGTAGATCCTAAAATAATCCCATACGGGACGGAGATATATATAAATAAACATAAATACATAGCCGAGGATTGCGGCGGAGCTATTAAAGAGAATCATATAGATATTTACTTTAATAATCATAGCGAGTGCTTAGAGTTTGGAAAGCAAGAGGCGGAAGTATTCAAGCGCAAGAAAAAGAAGTTATTTACAAGTATTAAATCAAAGGGGGAATTATGACATGGCAAAGAAATATTATTGGCTTAAGCTTAAAGCGGACTTTTTCACGTCGTCCCGGGCTATGAAAAAGTTACGCAGGATAGCGGGTGGCGACACTTATACAATTATATATTTAAAGTTGCAGCTATTGAGCCTAAAAGACGAGGGCTTATTATTCTATGAGGGTGTAGAGCCGACTTTTTATGAAGAAATGGCGCTAGCACTAGACGAGGACGCCGAAAACGTAAAAGTAACGTTAATATTTTTAGAAAATATGGGCTTAATAAAACAAAATAACGAGCATGAGTACATATTAACCGACGTACCGTACTTAATAGGCGGAGAAAGTGAAAGCGCCGAGCGTGTTAGACGTTTCAGAGGTAAAAAAGCGTTAACAGATCCGCAGGCAGAAAAGAAAGAGCCTAAAAGTAACGCATTAAGACAAAAGCAACATAGAGCAAAAAAGAAGTGCGAAGAAAAGCAACATATACCGTATATAGAGGACTATATAAACAACAAGAGGTATAACGGCAATTATTACGTTGTAATACAACGCGATAAATATAAATGTGCATTATGCGGAAGTATAGAAAACTTATGCGTACATCATATAGACGGCTATAACGAAGAAAAACCACAGAATAGCAACACTAACAAAATGATAACGCTATGTCGTACTTGCCATAGCAATATACACGCAGGGCAAGCAATAGACGAGGACACTTTAGACGCAATAGACTACTATATAGAGAGTAACGAAACGTTACCGAGTAACGACCAAGTAACACCAAGTAACAAGCTAGTAACAGACGGTAACACAGAGATAGAGAAAGAGAAAGATATAGAGAAAGAGTTAGAGATAGAGGGAGAGAAGAGCAAGAAAGTAGATTACGAGCTGGTCGCTCGTATGTATAACGATACTTGCGTATCGTTCCCAAGGATTACTACTCTATCAGACGCACGCAAGAAAGCTATTAAAGCTAGGCTTAATAAATATAGCTTAGAGGATCTACAAAGGCTATTTACATTAGCCGAGGCTAGCGACTTTCTAAAAGGTGATAATAAAAGAAATTGGAGCGCTACTTTTGATTGGCTTATAAAAGATAGCAATATAGCTAAAGTATTAGACGGTAATTACAATAATACAAAAGCTAATAATAGCCAATATAAAGCCAATACAACGGCGCAGGAGTTAGACGACTTTTACAACATGGCAAGCACATGGGCGGAAAGCGAGGGGTAAATAAATGACATTAAGAGAGGCAATTAACAAGTATCAATTAGAAGTAGTAAGGATAGGCGCGGCTAACGGATTTATATATGTTGCAAAATGTACGGCTAAAACGCCTAACGTAATAGAACGCTTAAGCAATAAGGAACATAAGCGACTTATAACAAACTTAAGAAAGAATAGGGAACACGCTAACAATTTTGATACGAATTTGGACAAGACGGCAAGGCAACGTTTAAAAAACATTATTACTAACGAAAAATACGAAAAAGTAATGTCAAAGCTTGCGAAAGAACGCGAAAAGATAGAAAGAGAAAAGAAACGCGACTTAAAACAAACAGAAAATAATATTAAACGCTTAACAAAGCGGTTAGACGAGTTTATACCGTTTTTAGATAGAGAAGTAAAGGAAATATACAAGTGCGATATTAACGACGATATTATTATTATTTTTGAGGGGCAGGAAAACGGCGACTATTGGACGGCGGAAGAATACAAGAGAGGCGTAAAGGGGGGCTAACAAATGAATAAACAAGAGTTTGCTTTATTTGCTAGCGCGTTAAGGACCTATTACCCTAAAGAGAAAATATTACCAAATACGCAGGCTATGGAACTTTGGTTTAATCAATTACAAGACATTGATTACAAAGTAGCCGAGGTAATATTAAATAAATGGGTTGCTACTAACAAATGGTCGCCAAGCATAGCGGATATAAGAGAGCAGGCAGCGGGACTAATGCAAGGTGAGGCTAAAGATTGGGGCGAGGCATGGCGCGAGGTATTAAACTCCGTACACGCTTACGGATCATACCAACAAGTAGAGGCTATGGAAAGCTTAGACGAGCTTACAAGGCAGGCGGTTAAACGCGTTGGCTATATGTCTATATGTATGTCGGAAAACATAGCAACCGAGCGAGCTAACTTTAGAATGGTATACGAGCAGCTATTACAGAGGCAAAAGCAGGACGCACAAATACCGTCAAAGTTAAAAGCTTTAATGTCTAATATGCCTATGCTATTGGGAGAGGGTGGCGAGTAATGGCTTATATATGGATTAAGACAACCGACGACGAGTACGAGCTTATAGTAGCTATGGGAGATACGGCTAAAGCTTTAGCGGTTGAGTGCGGGACGTCAGTTAATACGATATATAGCGCAATGTCGCACGCTAGGAAAAAAGGTTATAAATGTATTTATAAAAAGTGAGGGTTGAAGAGTGAAAAATAATTATAAAATACCTTGGCATATACGACAATATGTTAAACGCGAGCTTATGGACTATAAAGACAATAAAAAGCTAGTTGAGAAATACAAAAGCAACATAGCAGCATATAAAGGCGATACTAGGGCGCTATTATTAGTATTAGCTAGGTTAAAATACATAGAAACGGTATTAGATAGCCTTAATAAAGAAGATCGCGAGGCGGCGGAGATAATTTTTATAGATCAATATACACAAAGCGGCGCGGAGATAGCCAAAGGACTAAGCAAGAAAGCGTTTTATAACGCCATGAATAAAGTTATATATCTAGTAGCTAGGGAAATGGACTTACTATAGAAAAAATAGGGGAATTAATCCGCTAGAAAGGGGGATATAATGGACTTAGGACTTATAGAGGTATACAACAACTTAAAAAATTATGATTGGGACATTTTAGGCAATTATAAAATGGATCATAACGAGGCACTAAAAATAATTGAATATGTAGAAAAGTTAAAGGGGGCGGACCATGAAAAAAATAATTGATTTATCGGAGTTTAACGGCGCTACTAATTTTTTAATGATTGCCAAGAACACCGACGGCGCAATATTAAGGGTAGGTTATAGAGGATATGGCAGCGGGACACTAAAAAGCGATAAAAAGTTTAACTCATATCTAACGGCAGCCAATAAAGCTAAATTACCTATCGGCGTATACTTTGTAACGCAGGCTATAGACGAGAAAGAGGCTAAACAAGAGGCACGCTTTGTATTAGATATACTCGACGGCATGAAATTAGACTATCCTATATACATAGATAGCGAAAACGCTAACAACGGAGCAGGGCGAGCAGATAGCGGCAAGTTAAGTAAAGCTAAACGTACTAGCATATTATTAGCTTTTTGTAACACGATAGATAACGCAGGATATAAGGCGGGTATATACGCGTCGGAAAGTTGGTTTAAGGATAACTTAAACTTAAGCGATATACCATTTAATATTAGCTTATGGGTTGCTAAATATTCAAGTAAAGAGCCTGCTATAGATTGGAGCGCTTGGCAATACACCGACAAAGGTAAAATAACGGGAATTGCGGGCAATGTTGATGTAAGCAAATTTAAAGATAATGCTGCTAATACTAATATCGGGAGCAAAAAAAAGAAAACAGACGAGGAAATAGCCGAGGAAGTATTAGCGGGTAAATGGGGAAATGGTGAAGAACGCCGCAAAAAGATATTATTAGCAGGATATAACTATAAACGCGTCCAAGAGATCGTTAACGCTAAAATAAAGGTTAATAATATTAAATATTATACCATTAAGGCGGGCGACACACTAAGCAAGATAGCTAAAGAGCATGATACTACAGTAGAGCAGCTTAAAAAGCTTAATAATATTAAAGACGTTAACAAGATTTATGCAGGGCAAAAGCTTAGAATTGAATAGGGGGCTAACAATGATAGAAATTATAAAAAGAGGTACTAAACAAGTAAAAGAATGTAATAACTGCGGTTGTAAATTTGCTTTTGAACACGAAGATACACACATGGAAGATATAGACAATTACAAGGCTTTTATAGAGTATGTTATATGTCCACAATGCGAAACAAAGATAATTACAAGGCAAAGTAGATAGGGGGCGATAATATGCAAATGAGTAACAAAACATACGACACACTTAAATATATAGCCTTATACGTATTGCCTGCTTTGGCTACGTTAATATTAACGCTTGGCGGTATATGGGGCATACCATACGCCGAGGCTATAGCGGCAACTATAACGGCTATAGATACATTTTTAGGGGCTATACTTGGAATAAGCGCTAAAAAGTACGCAGAGAGCAACGAGGGGGCGGAGTAATGGACTATACAATAGATTATTCTAAGCTTATTAAAGATATTGAGGATTTTGCGAATAAGTTTCAAGAATTTTTTAACGATATATGCGAGGTTATAAAAACAATAGCGGATAAAATAGCCGAAATAATACGCGATAATATAAAAAAAGAAAAACCTAAATATAAGTTAATAAAAAGCCTTATAAAACCATATAAACAACCAATAATTAAGATTAAAGCTAAAGCTAGGAGCAATTTATAATGTATGATAAAAAGAAATGTAAAAGTTGCAAATATCATAGTCATATATGTACGTTTGGCGTACATTGCAATTATTCATTAACGGGCAATACTTGCATAAAAAGAGATAAAAATAACAATAAAATAACAGATATAAGGGGCAATGATCCTAATAAATGCTTATTATACGAAAGGGGCAAATAATGAATGATTACAAAGTAGGCGAGTATATTATATATGTTAATGGCGATAGGTACGAGATAGGCAGGATTAAAAGCTTAAAAGAGGACGGAGCATTTATATGTTACCATGAGGGAGAAACGGCAGCAAAAACGCCGTACGATTGCATACATAAGCTTATAAATAACTATGTAATTAAAGATACAAGCTTAGGGGGTAGCGTATGGATCTAAAAAGTTGCAGCAAGTGCGGAAAGATACACGCAAGGGGCTATAAATGTAACGTCGGTAGAGTATACGGCAAAACAAGCGAGAATAAGCTAAGAAGTAGTTACGCATGGACCAAGAAAGCTAAACAGATTAAAGCCGACGCAATGGGATTATGTGAGGTATGCAGGGCGCAAGGCATATATAATTATGACAATTTAGAAGTACATCACATAACCAAATTAAGCGAGGATCATAACGGACTACTTGACGACGACAACTTAATAACATTATGCGTATATCATCATAAGCAAGCAGACGCGGGAGAGATAGACGCGGACTACTTACGGGAGTTAGTCAAGGTTAGACAAGGATTAAACAAGATTTAAACAAGGTAATGACATTTATGTCCTTAGCAAAAGAGAAAGGGGAAAAACATTGATAATATTGTAACATGGGGCGACGTATACGACGATTATATAAAACATTTTCCGAATGATAATAGCATAGATTATAGACCGTTTTATCCTCATGTAATATATATATGGTTAAAGGACGGGCGCGAAATATCTTATAATTATATGACTAAAAGAAAAAGTGACGAGAAAAAAGGTAGTTGGGAAAAGAAGAACTATATAAAGTAATAGAATGTGATGTAGAATACAAAAAAAAAGCATATAATAGCGAGGTTGAATAATAGAAGAAAATAAAGGGGGCGAGTAAATGACATTAGAAGATACAATAGAGGGAATGACAAGCGCAGATTATAAGGAAAGATTTAAAGCGGAGTATCAACAAGTTAAGATAAGATATAATAAATTACGTAATATATTAGAATACAATAAAAACAATAAATTATCTTTTGAATTAAAAAGTCCTATAGGGTTATTAGAGCTACAATATCGATCTATGTATAGATATTTAAGCTTATTAGAACAAAGAGCTATTTGCGAGGGTATTAACCTATTCTAGCATACCCCCGAGGGGTGGGGGCGGTTACTGTAAAATTTTTTCAAGAC